ATGCCTGAAGTTCTCATCATCGACGACGATCCGCTGGTGGCGGAAACCCTGGCCGACCTTGTCGAGGACATGGGCCACATACCGTTGCGCGCCGCTTCGCTGGCCGACGGGCTGGCCCATGCGGATGCGGGATTCGGCGATGTGGTGCTGCTGGACGTGATGATGCCCGACGGCAACGGGCTGGAGGCGCTGCCCCGCTTCGTGACCTCGCCTCCCCGGCCCGAGGTGATCATCATCACCGGCGCGGACGCCGAGCAGTCCGCGGAAATGGCCGTGCGCAACGGCGCGTGGGACTACATCACCAAGGGCACGCCGGTCAGCGCCGTCCGCCTGGCCGTCCTGCGGGCACTTGAATTCCGCAACGAAAAGCTGGCCCGCACCGCCCAGCAGGGGCGGCAGTTCAACCCCGCAGGCCTCGTGGGCACCAGCCCAGCCTTCATGGAATGCCTGGACCTGGTGGCCAAGGCGGCGCACAGCGACGTGCCGGTGCTGATCACCGGAGAAACGGGCACCGGCAAGGAACTGGCCTCGCGGGCCATCCACGAGAACAGCGACCGGGCCGGGCGCCCCTTCGTGGTGGTGGACTGTGCCGCCCTGCCGGAAAACCTGGCCGAAAGCGTGCTGTTCGGCCATGTGCGCGGGGCCTTCACCGGGGCCGACCGCGACGCAGAAGGGTTGATCCGCCAGGCCTCGGGCGGCACGCTGTTTCTGGACGAAATAGGTGAATTGCCCCCCAACCTGCAAAAGACCTTCCTGCGCGTGTTGCAGGAACGGCGCTTCCGCCCCGTGGGGGGCAGGCAGGAAGTGGAAGGCGACTTCCGGCTGCTGGCCGCCACCAACCGCGATCTGCCGCTGATGGTCCGGCGGGGCGAATTTCGAGAGGACCTGCTGTACCGGGTGCGGTCCATGCACATCGCCCTGCCCCCCCTGCGCCAGCGGGAGGACGACCTGCGCCCCCTGGCCGAACATTTCGTGCACCAGTACTGCGAACGCAACAACCTGCCCTCGCGCATCCTGACCCAGGAACTGCTGCGGGCCCTTGGCGCGCATCACTGGCCGGGCAACGTGCGCGAACTGCGCAACACCATGGAAACCATGATCGCCTTCGCGGGCGGCGTGCGCACCCTGTACCCGGTGCACCTGCCGGAACACATCCGGGTGCGCCACATGCGCGCCGCCGCCGAAGGCATGCGCCCGGAACCCGCCGAGTGACGACGTGTGAGATAACTAGGGCAGTGGGTGTGATATAACCGGGACCATTCGGGACCATCCGGGACATATCGGGACGAGACGCATGGAATATGCTTCCGCATCGCGGAATAACGAAGGGGGCCAATTGCCCCCTCTCGTTTTGGGGCATCGCGCCCCCTTGATGCGTGTCTTTCGTGTTCACGTCAACCTACTCGGTCGGATCCTCGTCGGAGTCGCCGCGCAGCCATTCCAGCGTGGCGATGATCCCATCTTCATAGCTCTGGCCGGGGTAGCGTGAGCGGTCCCGACTTTCCATGGCCCATTGCTCAACACGCTGAATTTCTTCTTCGCTGCGTACAGTCTGGCACATCTCTATGCTCCTTGGTTGTCTGTTAGCTCAACGGTAGGGTCAGTTGCGGCGTGCGGCGTTTGGAGCGCTCGTCAGCGACGATCCGGTAAACGGCGGACAGCGACAGGCGATACTTCTTGGCTAGATCATGGACATTGTCGCCTGTGAACTCGTTATACAGGCGAGCGTTGCGGCGCGCATTGTCCATCGGGATGTAGACGGACTGTCCGCCCCACTCTTCTGCCAATCGGTCAGCGACAACCCGTCCCAGGTCCTTGGGGATGGAAGCCAGTTCCTTGCGCTCCAGCAACCCGCGGATGCGCATTTCTTGCGCGGCGGCGGCTTCCACGGTCTCCTCTACGTCCTTCAGAAGATCGCAACCGCGCTGGGTGAACCTGCTCATGCTGCTGCCTCCTTGGCGATGGCCGCGATCTTCGCCCTGGCGGCCTCGTCTTCCACGCGGTCGCCCCATGCCTTGAGGGTTTCAATGACCGACTGCAATTGCTTGGACGTGCACCACTCCATCTTCTCGGCGCCGGTGATCCTCTTTACGTAGGCAAGCAGCGCCCGTTCGCTCTCGTTCCGGACCTCGCCTGCCGCGTGGAGAGCCAGCCACAGCGCGCGAATCTTGCTGGCCTGCGGCGAGTAGTCGGTCACGTCGGGCTTGGAAACGCTGAATCCGGCCCGCTTCATTGCGTCCATGACCGCCAGCAGTTCGCCGCGCCGCATGCCTTTGGTGGATTCCTTGCCCGTGGCGGCGCGCAGCATGGCCCGGTATGTGTCATCGTCCAGCCCGAGCTGGCGCTTGCCGACGTGGATCGCCTTGATCAGTCCGGCGTTGGCGTCGGTGCTCTTGGTTTGTCTGGCCATGCTGCGCTCCTCCCTAGACCGCCGCGATGTCCAGCGGGATGTTGTCGTATCCGCCAGCGTCGTTGCGCTGGTAGACCCGCACGTATGCCTTGGTGCCGGTGATCTGGATGGAATCGCCGATGGCCTGCATCGCCTGCGCCCAGCGCTCGTCGGTGATGTCGAGACGGCGCAAGGCCAGGATGGCACCGGTGTTGAGCCTGCCCGTCTTGTCCATCCGGAACGCCTGGTTGATGATGGCCCGCAGTTCGGTACGGCTGTCGGAGGTCCATTCGCGCAGGCAGTCATCGATCAGGGCTTTTGCGGCCTGAAGGCGCTCGTCAAAGGTGATGTGCTCGGCAACGGACCGCAGAATTTTGAACCTGCCGTCGAACGAGGTCAGCGTGACGTTGCCCTTGTTGCCGCCCAGCTTGGCCCCGTACTGCTCGCAGGACATTTCCACGAACGCGCCGACATCATCCATGATCTCGGCCTTGAGCTTCGCCAGGGCCGCGCGCATGGCCTGCACCTTGGCGACCTTTTCCATGACCAACTTGTGCCGCTCGAAATCGATTTCCTTCACCTGTTCCCTGGGCACCATGTGGCCCTGGGCGTTCTCCATGAACCCGTTGAACCCGTCCATGTCCATCTCCTTATATGCTGTTGATGACGTCGGCGGTCACGCGGGCCTCGCCGATGTGCGCGGCCATATTGATGGATGCGACCAGCGCGTTGTTGACGGCCAGCGGGTAGACGAGGGAAACGGCGCGCCCGCCCTTGCTGCGCGGGCCGGACAGCTTGTCGGCCAGTGCCTTCAGCGCGTCGTCAGCGATGACCATCGCCATATCCACGCCAGCGCGCTGGAACTTATGGGCCACATAGGCGGGCAAGTCGTTGCCCAGCGGGTTGATGTCCACCACCTCGCAGCGTTGCACCACCTCGCGGACGGTGCTGTCCGCCTCGCCGAGCTTGGTGCGCAGTTCCGTCTGGCCGATGAGGATTACGGACAGCAGCTTGGAAAAGCCGTGCTCCAGCTCCAGAAAACGCTTCAGGTGCTTGATGGTGGCGTGCGACAGCGAGTGAGCCTCCTCAATGATCATGCAGTGGCGATTGCCCGCCTTGGCGCTATCGCGGAGCACGTTGTGCACCTGCCGAAAACGGGCCTCGGGGCTGCTCATGCATTTTGCGTGGGGGGCCACGGTCGCCAGGATGGCCTCCGACAGGTGGATGCTCTTGAGGGTCTTGCCCTGCTTGTCGTTGTCCTCGGAGGCCAGCACGTAGGGCTCTATTATGATGATGGGCAGCCGATCGGCGTCGATACGGTGGAGCAGGTCTTTCCGTAGCGTGGTTTTCCCCGACCCCGATTCGCCGATGACGGCGAGCAAGGTGCCTTGCCGCAACGCGGCATCGCGCATGGTTTCGCGCACGTAACGCAAGTCGCCGGACAGCCACACGTCATCGGGGCCGTTCAGGTCATCGGAAAACGGGTTGCGAACCAACGAGAACTGCCGCTTTGCCTGGGGGGTCAAGGTCTGCTTGCGCATCAGCATGGTGTCATCCTCCATTGATTCGGTGCCGGGCTTGCCCGGCTTGGTTTCGTTCAGTGCCGCAAGGGCAGCCGCCTTGCTCACGCCGCATGCCATCAGGCAATCCAGCAGCCGGGACCTTACTTCTTCTGTGCCGCGCTTGGGCCACTCGCCCCGCGTGACGATGGACGAGAGCGCCGCCGGGCTGATGCCAACCGCGTCGGCCACCGCGCGCTGGGGCTGTCCCAGTCCTTCCAGCAGTTGCTTCAGCCGCATCTACATTCCTCCTGCGGCGACCAGGCGCAGCGGCGCGGGGGCTGCCGCCGGGGCCGGGGTTGCGAAGCGGGCCGCGATGTCTTCCAGCGCGTCCTGCGGAACTCCATCGGGGTAGCGCTGCCGCAACCAGGCCATGGCATCCGGCCCCCACTTGTCGCCCACCATCCCGCGCAGCTGCTTGGCCGCATCCACGTGGGACAGCGGTGCGACCTCGCGCCGGGCCGCGTCCACGTCCAGCGCCGTGCCTCGGCGCGGGATGTAAGTGGGCGCGTCCTGCGTGTCGGCCAGCATGTCGAGGTGCGTGTACGCCGCCTTGCGGGACTTGGCGGCCTTGTCGGCATCGGCCAGCGTGTCCGCCGCGTAGGCCTCGCGCTTGATGTCCTTGAGCACCGTGTCGGTCTTGGTGTCCGGCAGCGCCGCGTACCCATCGCCGATGACCTGTGCGTCCACCCTGAAGCCCGCCGCGTCGCGTTGGATGGGTTCCACCGTGGTGACGATCTCGGTCCCGTCCGCCTTGGTGACGATCACATCCACAGCCGGGGCGCGGTACGGGTTGACCGTCACCTTGACCGTCTGGCCCACCACGATGCCGTCCACATAGCGCACATCGTAGTCGCGCGACTTCTGGCCCTTGATGGCGTGGGATATGGTCATCTTAGGCGTCACCTTCACCTCGCGCGGCTCGGTGGCCACCAGGTCGCGCAGCATATCCTCTGACGGGGCCACGCGCAGCTGCTCCTGGCGAATGGACAGCCACGCCTCGTTGCGGGTGCGCCCGTGGCGCCCGTGGATGGCGGTGGCGTTCCAATGTATGCGCCACCGTTCGGCGGCGGCGTTGAGGGCGTCGATGTCGGCGATCTGCATGCACGACAGCCGCCCCTCGAACTGCGTTTCGATGAGGTTCTGCCCCTGTTCCACTTGCCCCTTGGCACGCGGATTCCCCGGCTTGTGCGGCAGATGCTTGATGCCCAGCGAGCGCAACCAGCGCGTGACCAACCCGGAGAGGTTGCCCGCACCCTTGTCGGACAGCAGCACCCAGGGCACGCCGTGCATGGGGTCGTGCGGCCCTCGGTGCACCATGGCCCGTATCAGGGTATCCAACACGGACATGGCGTCCTCGCTGCCCAGCACGTACCGGAAGAACAGCGCGCCGCTGTTGTGGTCGGTAATCACGATGCGCCACACTCTGTCGCGCTCGGCCCGCTCCAGGTTGGCGGGTTTGTTTTTGTAATAGACCGCCTCGTCCATCACGCGGACCTTTCCGCGCGGCAGGTAGAACACCACGCACAGAGAGGCGTCGATGGCCCACACGTGGTTGGGGTGCAAACTGCGCAGTTCCATCGCCGGGTTGCCGCGCTCCAACTGGTCCGGATGGCACCCGTAGATGGACATGGCGCGGGCCACTGTACTGGGGCTGGGCATGGCGATCTCTCCTGTTTTCGGGTTGACCACCCCGTAGCCGTTGCCGCCCAGGATGTCGCAGGCCACGGTGATGGGCATGGTTTTTTTGCCGTTGGCGCGGGTGGCCACCTTGACCAAACCGGCGGTGAAGCGGGCCAGTTCCTCTGGCACGCTGATGCACCCCCGGTCGGCGCGGGTCTTGCGCCCGCTTTCCCAGCCCACTTTGCGCAGCTGGCGATACACCGTCTGCACGCTGCACCGCAGCGCCTTGCTGGCGGCAGCCACCAGCGCGCCGCTCTCGGCGGGGGCTGCGTCCAGATTGGCCTTCAGGCGCATGAGGTATTCAAGGCGCGGCGCGTCCATGACCATCCCCTATTCGGCGCTGTCGTCGCCCGTCGCGTCACCGCGCTTGCCGTCCACGTCGCCCTGCCACTTGGGGTACACGACCTGCCGGAAATCCACGTCGATGCTGTTTTCGTGCAGCAGATCGGCCAGCCGGAGGCACACGTTGCTCCATGCCTCGTGCATGTAGGCGCACGTGGCCGCGTTGGCTTCGCGGTTTTCCAGCACCGCCCTTGCGACGGCGAGGCCCTGCACCGCCGCGCCCACAAAACCGTGCAGCGCCGCGTCCAGTTCCTTGCGGGCGTTGGCCTCGCGCTCCATTTCCAGTTCCAGCCGCTTGTCCGGGGGCAGGTTGGTGAGCTTGGCAAGTTCGGTCTGCGCCTCGTCCAGCGCCTTGTTCTTGGTGGCCAACACCTTGTCGCGGGCGGCCAGGTCGGCGGCCAGGTCTTCTTTCTCCTTGCGGACGGTGGCGTTGCGGGCGGCCAAGTCTTCCAGAAGGTCTTTCAGCGCCTCGGGATCGTTCGACCGCACCTCTTCGCCCTCAATGACCAGCTGCCGGGTGTCATCGGGCAGCGCCCGCAGTTGGCGCAGCTGGCGGTACCCAAGGCCCAGGCGCTGGGAGGCTTCCAGGAACTCCTCGCCGAACATGGCAAGATTCTGGAGGTCTTCCAGCACCTTCGACCGGCTCACTCCCAGCACGTCGCACACGTCCTCGAAACTGGTCATTTCCACCAGTTCACCCTTGGGGTTCGTGGCCATCTGCCCCTTGTAGGCCTTGGTGTCCTTGAGTTCGGCCAGAAACTTCAGGCGGGCGAGGCCCGTAAAGCGGGCGATGTAATCGAAGGAGCGCAGCTGCCCCACCATTTCGGACAGCTGCACCTGCTGCGTGGTGACCGCTTCGGCCAGCGTGGTGGCCACCGTGCGGGTGGCTTCGATGGATGCGGTGACCGCGCCGGGAAGGTCGGGCAGCGGTTCCACCGGGGTGGTGGCCGTGGCCGGGCGGCCACGGCGGGCGGTGGTGGCGGCTGCGTCGTTGAGGGCGTCGGTCATGGCTTCGGGCGTGGTCATGGTGCGGGTCTCCTTGGGTTGCGTGTTGAAACGGTCCAGCCAGACCTTGCGGGCATCGTCCGGGATATTGTCCGGGCTGTCGGCGTATATCTCGGCCAGCGTCGCGGGGGCCTTGGTCATGGCGTACCCCCTCCGGGGCCGCCCAAGGCCAACGCCCCGGCGACGATGCGCTGATTGAGTTCGGATATGCGCAGCGTGGTGCGCTCCACGTGATTGGAATAGGCCTGCGCGATTTGCAGCAGCGTGGCGGAGAGGGTCCAGCGCCCGGATTCCAGACGTTGCACCCAGCCCTCATCGGCCAGCACGGCAAGGTCGCGGCAGATGGTGGGGGGCGGTGCGCCCAGGGCGTCGGCCAGTTCCTTGTTGCTGAGGCCGTCCAGCACGCGCCCGGCGAGGATTTTCAGGATGCGCAGGCATCTGCGGGTGGCGGCGTTGGCAGTGGTTTGCGTGGTCATGGCTAGCCCCGCTGCATCTTTGTGCTGACACCGAACTGATAGTCGCCGTCATTCTGCGGCAGGAGCGACCACACCGTCATGCCGAGCTTGCGGGCGTGATCCAGTTCCGCGCGGATGCCGACAGACTGCTCCCACCCGTCAATCATGAGGATGCACAAGGACTTTGTTGCGGCGAGCATGGCAAGGCACACGTGCTGCCACGCCTGCCAGTCGCCCTTGGCTCCCCACACGGCCATGGGGTGCCCCATGGAGATGGGCGACAGCACCCTGTGCCCGTTGTTCATCAGCCACGCGGCGGCGCGGGCAGCTTCCAGCCAGCGCTGTTCCCTGACGGAATGCTCGGGGTGGCTGTAGGGCGAGGCGAGGTAGAAGAAATACTTCTCGCCGCAACTGCCTGCCGAATGCTTGGAGGGGGCGAGAAACTGGAGCTTCCCCTCGGCGATGGCGGATTCATCGAGCACCTTTTCATGGGCGTGCCCGCAGCAGGGGCAGTGCCAGTCGCAGTTGAGGACCACCTTGTTGCTGCCGCTATACCCAAAGCCCGTGTTGCGCGTGCGAATCTGCATGACGGCGTTGTCGGGTACCGCGTCGCGAACGCTGGCGTACTCGTTGCGGGGCACGTCCAGCGCGCGAACGAACGAACCTACGTAGTCCTTCTTGAACTTGGGGGCCGGGACTACATCCCACGCGCGGACATCCGCCGGGCGGACGGGGTTCCAATCCTTGCCAAGGGCAGCGGCCAGCCTGTCGTGCTCGGCCTGTTCGCGGGCCTCGCGGTCGGCCCTGTATTTTTCCATGTGCTCGTCGTGGCCGTAGGGGCTAGGCGTTTCCATGGCGGCCTCCCATGCCCGGCAGGGTCGGCTGGCGACGGCCGGTCAGCTGGTCCAGTTGGGCGTCCACGCGCTTTTCCGCCGCGCGGGCGGCGTCCAGGTCGGGCAGGTCGCGGGTGCGGAAGTAGGTGCGCTGCAACTGACGCATGCGGTCCACGTCGGCGATGAAGGTCTTGATGTCGGCGGCCATGGCTAACCCTCCTGCGGCTCGAAGATAGACGTCCACGCCACGGCGGCTTCCGCCGAGGTGAAGACGGCTGCGAATGCGCGGTCCCGCTTCTCATGGTCGGGATATGTCCCTTCGCGCAGGGTGGTCGGCCAGTCCTTGCCTTGAATGACCTGAATCACCAGTTCCCCGTCGTCGTTGGTTTCCTTCAGGACCAGCACCTGACCGCCGTCGAGATCGAACAGGCGGGCGAACGGCACAGGCTCAAGAAGTCCTTTCCCGGGCATGATGCGGAAGACGTCCTGACGCATCTTGTCGGCGCAGAAGAACGCGCCATCCTCGGCTATGTTGTCGAACATCTGGTGGACCAGGCTGGCGTCGTTGACGGACATATGGGTGGTAGCCATCAGAGCGTCATCAAGATCAATGGTGACAAGCAGGGCAGGCCGTCCCTCGTGTTGCCCCTTGCGGACAAGAACCTGCTGGCCGTCGCGTTCGAAGAGTTTGGCGAACATGGCTAACCCCACAGCCCCAACACGCGGGGCCATCCCCACACGTTGTCCTCGGTCAAGATGTCGAACGCGGTGTCGCTGTCGGATGCGCGGCGCAGCGTCAGCGTAAACGTGGTGTCGGCCCCATCTTTGTGGGTGTGGACGAGGATGATGGCCGCCTCGCCGTCCTCGTCAAAGCCGGTACTGACGGTGATCTTCTCGCCGTCGCGCTCAAACGCCTTGGTCTTCATCGCCAACTCCTCAACGCGCGGCGCACAGCGCCGGACAGGGTTGCGGGGTGCCATCCGCCAGGCGGACGGGGACCAGGGCCGAGGCGGAGCCTATCCGCACGGCCACGTGCTGGATGCCGCCCTCGCACAAGCGGGTGACGGTGGCGGGGGTGTCGGGCTGGTTGGGTGCGTCCGGCGCGCAGCCGGTGAGCACCAGCAGCAGGCAGACCAGCGAGGCCAACTGCTGCAAGGCCGTGCCGATGCCCCGGCGCACATGGCCCACGCCAGCGCCGCGAAGGCGGATGATGGGGGTATCCACCCGCGCCTTGGCGATGTTGACGGCGCGGTGGCTGATGACGCTGGTGACCACCAGTACGGCGGTGGCCGAACCAACGCGGGACGCAAGGTCGGCCTCGCGGCCGGTGTAGCAGCGCAGGTCCACGCCGCGCTCGGCGGCGGCGCGGCGGTACTTGCCGTGCAGGCGGTCGAGGCCGCCGATCAGGACGATGCTGGTCATGCGGCCTCCCGGAGCTTGATGTGGATGAGGCAGACCGCCATGTCGGTGGTTCCGTAGCACTCGAGCATGGCAGCCTGTTCCGCTGCGTCCAGTGCGCGACCCCGCGCAACGGTGAGTTGGGTGATGGTGCCGCGCAGCCGTTGTTCCTTGCCGTACCCGCGCGACAGGATGACTTCCCGCCCAGGGGCGCACGTTCTGGAGTTCCAGCGAAGTCCGAAACGACGCATTTCCACGGTCTTTTCGCCGCGCGCGAACGCGTCGTAGTGCTTGCCCTTCAAGGGGATGAACAACGGGCGGGCGCTCATGCTGCTACCCTCGCATCCACGTCGATGATGACGGCCTCGGCGTCGGCCAGCAGGTGGCCCAGGTCGGCCACGGCGTGCGTGCCCACGGGCACCATGCGCACGGCGGCGGCATGCAGGGCGTCGGCCCCCACCACGCGAGTGTCCGCGGTCAACCTGGCGCACAGTGTGTTGGCCTCGGACAGGCCCATGCGGGCGGCATCGTCCACGTCCATGGTCCAGTGCGACCGCCGCGACACCATCACGGCCAAACCGGTCTGGCGGGTGCGGGCCGCGTCCACGATGCAGAACGCGCTCATGCAGCACCCCCGGCCAGTTGCAGGGCGGCGCGCAGCGCGTTGCCCCTGCTGTCGCGCGGGGCGATCACGGTCACCTCACCCGCCACGCCGCGCACGCGGATCATCACGTGGCCGGGGGTGAACGAGGGGCAGGAGTACAGGCGAACAGGCTCCGCGTTGCGGACAAAGCGCGCCCCGGTGATGTGGTCATTCAGTGCGCGGGGCGCATAGGCGCGCTCCTCCCGCCCTTTGGGTCCCGGGTCTCTGTATTTCATCATGTGGTCCTCCGTGCGGGTTGGAGAAAACCGGCTCCCTTGGTATCGCTGCTGCATGTCACGCACGCCCGGCACGCCGCCGGAAACCAAAGGAGCCGGAAACATGGGCAAAGAAGAACTGGAACAGCCGGAACTGTCAGAGGAAAGCCAGGACGAATACGACGCTGTCCGGGCCATGGACATTGGGCGGAGCATGCTTGAGGACTTCACGTTCTGGGGGCTGGGCGTCCTTACCTGGACACTGTTGCGGCGGGGAGAGGCCATCACTCTTGACTCCCTGTTGGCCGAGGGGCGGCGCAGAACCGCGACACCGTCTGGTAAGCCCATGACGCAAGAGAACACTGACCTGGCGAGAGTGGGCGTTGCCGTTGCCACGCTGGCAGGTATGAAGACAGGTACACCGACAGGTATGGAGCTATCCGACGACCCCCTTGGTCCGGGAAGCAATTCGCCAGCTCAATAAAGAAGCGCATGGGCTTGCGGTGGAACTCCGGGCAGTTGTCCATGAGCCACCACACGGTGGCGTCCAGGCCCTTTTCCTCGACCATGGGGCGGACAAACGCCCTGACCTGTTCGGCGTTCATGCGGCCCTCCGGTGCGCGGGACGCACGGGTATGCGCAGCGCGGATTCCGGAGCGCCCGCCTCGCGCAGTTCGTCGAACAGGCGTTCGGCCGTGGCCCGGTGTGTTTCCGGGTCGCGGTACAGCAGGGGAAACAGCGCCTCGGGCGGGCACCCCAGCGCCAGCAGGTGGGCCAGCGTGCGCCGGTGGTTTTCCACCCCGCGCACCGTGCCGGTCACCTTGTGGCGCGGCGTGTTCACGGCCCGCGCCACGTCGGCCATGCTGCGCCCCGTCTCCGCAAGAAACTTGCGCAGCGCCCACGGATCGCGGTCTTTGCCCAGGCCGGATTGGGTGATCATCGTAAAGCCTCCTGTTCCAACAGTTCATCTTCCAGCCGCCGTTTGGACTTGGCCCGCACCTTGCCCTCTATGCAGGCCTGCCCGTAGTCGCGCAGCTTCCGATCTGCCGGGGTCATCACGTCGCACCCGAATGAGGACAGCCACACCCGCAAGGGTGCGGTGGTGCCAAGGGCCGCGCAGAACACGTGCACCGCGAGCATGGAGGGCACATGCTCGCGGTCGTCTGCGGACAGCCACTTGTCCAAGGTGTCTTGGGAGATGGTGCGGGCACGGCCCTGCGTCATGCGCACGCCAGCGGCAAGCGCGACGTCGTTCATGCGGTCCGTGATCTGCTCTCTCGACATGGCGCTATCGCGGGCCGCGCGAAACATGGCGGCCTTGATGGCGGAAACAAATCCAGCAACCTGCATGGTGCGGCTGTTGGCTTCCTCGAAGAGAGAGAGTTGCAGAGGCGTTTTCACCGTCCCATTCCCCTTGGTCACACCGTCCGAACCTTCTAACCGGCGAGACGTTGACCCGTTTGGGTGGGGCGGGGTACAGTGTTCGTGTGAGGTGAACTTGTTACCGCCCCTATGGGGATGCAGATACACCCGTATGGGTGTATGGTCAACCCTCTGCACCCAATATGGGGCACATTTTCGGGTGAAAAAGTGCAAACCATCGGAGAACGCCTGCGGGCAGCACGTGGCGAGGCGTCACGCGACGCTTTTGCCCAACGATATGGGATTCATAGGAATACGCTTGCGCGGTGGGAGTCTGGAGACCGCACGCCGGACGTCGAGTTCTTGCGCGCCGTGGCTGAAAGTTGCGGCTTGTCTCTGGAGTGGTTGCTGTCAGGCAAGGGTGAAATGCACCCGGATGGGTATCACCGTCCGAACTCCACACCGCTCCCGATGGTGTGTTCCGACTGTGATGTGGTTATGGTACCCAAAGTCCAAGCCCGGCTGTCAGCTGGGGGCGGAAGTCTGGAAGCCAACGGTGACCCTGTGGGGACATATGCGTTCAGGTCGGACTGGATTCGCAGAAAGGGGCAAGCCGCCAGCATGGTGCTCATGGACGTCGTGGGCGACAGCATGGCCCCGGCCATTGAGAACGGCGACATGGTGCTGATTGACCAGTCGCAGCAGCGCGTTATCCCTGGGGCAATCTATGCCGTTGGCATCGAGGACGGCGTCCTGGTCAAACGGTTGGACCTGACCCCCGGCACGCTGATCCTGTCCAGCATCAACCCGTCGTATTCGCCTATTGAGGTGCCGCTGCGTGGCGACCTGGCCGACGCGGTGCGGGTGATCGGCCGCATCATCTGGTGGTGTCGGGAGGCGAAGTAGCCGACGCACGCAAAACGTCCGACGTCGGACGTTTTGCAACCGAGCCGTTTTTGCAACACGCTGAAAATACTATGTGCAGAAAAACAAAACGTCCGACGGTCGGACGTTTTTGGGGGTAGTCGATGAATCTTCGGTGCTTCTCGATCTCAATTGCCGCCATCCTGCTGTTGGCCGTGCCTGCCCATGCCGAGTCCGCGGCACAATTGCGCCAAGCCGCGATCCGTGGGGACTACGAAGCACAGCGTAACCTTGCCCAATTGCTGGCGCGTGGCGATGCTTCAATGCCACAGAACTTGCGGGAGGCGTGCGCGTGGCGCGAGGTTATCGTGGCATCCGGCTATGTTTCGGTACATGGCGGCGATGTCCTGAACCGGAACGACGACTGCGGGAAACTGTCTGCGCAGGAGCGCGCGTCAGCCAAGGGTGAAGCCGCAAAGATCGGCCAAGAGATCAACCGGAGCATTGCACCCAAAACGCCGGGTTACGGGGCCTCGATTTGGGAAGACGATGACTTTGACGACGACGAAGCCGCTGCGAAGAAGCTGGTTGCCTTAGAGCGCAAGGCGTTTGCAGGGGACTCCAAGGCGCAGCGCAGCTTGGCTGTCAGCCTGTCATCGCAGGCCGCATCCGATGCCATGTGGCACAACAAAGACGAGGAGGCGTGCGCCTGGTGGCGCGTCGTCGCCCAAGGTGGCAAGGCCACGAAGGAAGACCAGGGCATCGCCAAAAAAGCGTGCGGTGCTCTTGGGCCAGAACCCAAGGAAATTGCGGATGCCAGATTTGCCCGCATCATCTTGGAATTGAAGCGTACCCGCTAATATCCAGCCCCATTTCACCATCAAGCCCCGCTCCGGCGGGGCTTCTTGTTTTCACATCCGTTAAAAGACGCACTCCCACAGGCCCACCTAAGGTGGGCCTTGTCGTTGCGGCACTACGCAGCACCGCAAGGGAGGAGACATGCAGGATATTTTCGACAGGGCGCAGGCGTTCGTCGCCAAGTGGGAGGGCGGTCTTGTGGACCACCCGAACGATCCCGGCGGCATCACCAACCGGGGCGTGTCGCTGCGCTGGCTGCGCAAGATCGGTTGCGACATCGACGGCGACGGCGACATCGATCAGGACGATGTCCTTGCGGTTACGCCCGATGTGGCGGCCCAGCTGTTCCACCAGCATTTCTGGATTGGCCCCAGTGTGTATCTGCTGCCACCGCTGGTGGCCGTGGCGGTCTACGACGCCGCCGTCAACCAAGGCGCTGGGCAGGCGGTGAGACAGTTGCAGGCCGCGTGCAACACCGTAAGCACCCGGCAGGTGGAAGTGGATGGCGGCATCGGAGACGAAACGCTCGGGCGCGTGCAGGCCCTGTGCGGTGAGCTGGGGGGACGGACGCTGGCTGTCTGCGACATCGCCATCACCGCACGCGAGCGGTTCTACCGCGACCTCGCCAGCCGCCCCCCCAAGCGGATGGCCGATGGCCGGGTGGTGGACTACCGCAAGTTCCTGTCCGGCTGGCTGGCCCGTACCGGCTCCCTGCGCGGCTGGTGCCACCAACTCGCCACCGAGGGGTGGGCGTGATGCTGCGGCGATCGGCGCTGGCCCGCGCCGCCACCCTGGTGGGCGATGCCTTTTGCGATCACAGCGGGGGCACCAGCGCCATGCGCATCATGGCGGTCCTCGTCTGCGTCATCGTGCTGGGCGCGTGGATCGTCGGCATGCTGGCGGCAGGGCGCTACATTCCGCTGGGCTGGGCAGAGGCCGGGCTGATCGGCATGGCCTGTGGGGCCAAGGCCACGCAATCGCGATTTGAGCTGGGGTCCGGCGGGGTTTGGGGTGCGCTGCACTCGCCCGGTATCGACACCACCGCACCCGCGCAGGAGCCGGTACCGGCTCTGCGCGACATGGAGACCGGAGGCTAAATGATCATCGACACACTCAAGGCGCGCGGTATCGCCATTGGCGCGGGCGCCGCACTGCTGCTTGTGCTGGCCCTGCTGGGCTGGGCCCTGTGGCTGCGCGGCGATCTGGCCGACGCCCGCACCGATCTGGCCGTGGAGCAGGCGGCCCACAATGACACCCGGGCGGAACTGGCCACCCAGCGCACTGCCAACAACCTGTTGCTGGCCGACCAGCGCGCCAGCAACGGGACCATCACCGCCCTGTCCGGCCAGGTGATCGCCACACAGGCGCTGCACCGCGAGTACGTGACACGCGAGGCTACGCGCCGGCGCGTGCTGAATAACGCCACAACCCGGGACAGAACCCCCGAAGAAACCGCCAAGGTGGTGGACAATGCGACGCGCCGCGCTGCTGCTGATATGCTTAACGATTGGTAGCGCGGCGGGTTGCGCATCCGTGCCGCCGCAGTCCCCCACCGTGCTGACGGTGCGCCACGTGATGACCCCGTGCCCGCATCCGCCGGACATGACGGCGGCCCAGCTGGCCACCATGGCCGGGCGCGTGGACGGCGATGCGCCGTTCGACGGGCCGGGCAATGTGGACGTGCTGACGGCGCGCCACCAGGTGATCCGCGCCCACGTCAAAGGTCTGGAGGCGGCCCTGCGCTGCTACGACAGGCAGGCCCAGGCCGGGCAGGCTGACGAAGGGGGCGCGGATGAACGCTGATCTTGTCGTGCAATGGGCAGGCGTCATCGTGCCGCTGGTGGTGCTGCTGGTGCAGGGGCTGCTGGCCTGGCTGATGTGGTCCCTGCGCCGGGAATACGTGTCCAGGGCGGACTGCGGTGCCTGCCACGGCAAGGTGGATGCGCAGATTGCCGGGGTGGACACGCGCGTTACGGGGCTGGAGGGTGCAATGGAAGCCGCCCCCACCTCCAAGGATATGCAGACCGTCATGGTCCAGCTAGCCGAGATCAGCGGCGAGTTGAAGGCGGCCAACGCCCGCGCCGAAGGGCAGGCGGAGCTGCTGAAGTCCGTCTCCCGGCAGGTGTCCATGTTGAACGATTACCACGTCACCAAGCCCGGGCGTGATCGATAGGAGTGTCCATGTCGTTCCAGAAACTGCTTGCCGAAGACCGCCGCCTGTGCGTGCTGCGCCTGCTGTCGGGCGCGCCGGGGCGCGAGGCGAATCATTTCGTGCTCAAGACCGCCCTGCGCGACCTGGGCCACGCCGTCAGCCATGACGTGGTGCTGTCCGACCTTGCGTGGCTGGAGGAACAGGGCCTCGTGTCCACCACCGGCGCAGGCACCAACGGCGACCTCACCGTGGCCGCCCTGACCGGGCGCGGCCAGGACGTGGCCGACGGCGTGGCCGTGGTGCCCGGCGTCAAGCGCCCCCTGCCGGGCGACGACTAGGAGGCCACCATGCCGCGCCCATCAACCATCAAGAGGTTGCCGCCCGAAGTCCGCGAACGCATCGGCGCGCTCCTTGAACAGGGTCGCACCCTGGACGAGATAGTGGCCGCCCTGGACGCCCTCGACGTGGATGTCAGCCGTAGCGCCCTGCACCGCTACAAGCAGCAACTCGACAAGGTGGGCGAGCGCATCCGGCGCAGCCGCGCCATGGCCGAAGCTCTGGCCCAACGGTACGGAGCGGAGCCGGAATCCAAGGTTGCGCGGGTGAACATCGGGTTCCTGCACGCGGCGATCACCGACGTCATCAGCAGCGCCGAATCCGAGGACGGCGGGGTGAGCCTGGACCCTCGGGCCGCCATGGAACTGGCCAAGGCGCTGGACCATCTGGGCAAGGCCGCGCGCAATGACGTGGAGATGACCGTGCGGATACGCGAGGAAGCCACGAAGGAGGCCACCAGCAAGGCGGCCGCCACGGTGTCCGACGTGGGGCGCGCCGCTGGCGTGCCGGGTGATGTCATTGACCAGATGATGCAGGCCGTACTCGGGGGTGCTGTATGACAACCGCCGGATTCCTTCCGTACCAGTGGGAGCTGCGCGAAACCGTGCGCACCGCAGAGGTGACGGTGGTCGAAAAGAGCCGCCGTACCGGTTACTCGTGGGCCGCAGGGGCCATAGCCGTGGAGCACGCCGCCCGACGCCGCCAGGATGGCGGCATGGACGTGTACTACATGGGCTACAACCTCGAAATGGCGCGGGAGTTCATCGAATACTGCGGCGATTGGGCCAAGGTGTTGCAAGTGGGGGCCGTATCCGTGGGCGAGACCGTGTTCCGCGACCCGGAGCGCCCGGACCAAGACATCAAGGCGTTCCGCATGGAGACGGCGGCGGGCAAGGTTGTGGCGCTGCCTTCCATGCCTCGCGCCCTGCGCGGCATGCAGGGCCTTGTCATCCTGGACGAGGCGGCGTTCCACGACAACCTGGAGGAACTGCTGAAGGCCGCGTTCGCCCTGCTGATCTGGGGCGGCAAGGTGCTGGTCATCTCCACCCACGACGGCGACGAGAACCCGTTCAACACCCTGGTCACGGACATCCGCGCGGGCAGGCGGCCCTACCGGCTGCTGCGCTGCGACTTTGACCGCGCGCTGGCGGAGGGCCTGTACCAACGCATCTGCCAGAAGGGCGGCAAGCCGTGGACGCCGGAGGCCGAGGCCAAATGGCGGGACGAAATCATCGCCTTCTACGGCGACGGCGCGGAGGAGGAACTGTTCTGCGTGCCCAGCCGTGGCACGGGGGCCTACCTGCCATTGGCGTTGCTGGAACTGCGTTCCGACCCCGACATACCCGTGGTGCGGTGGGAACAGCCATCCGGCTTCGCGGAACTGGCGGAGCACCTGCGCGTGGCCGAGACGCGAGACTTCCTGGGCAACCAGCTTGGCCCGTTGCTGGCCAGGTGCGACCCGGCCCTGCGGCACTACTTCGGCCAGGACTTCGCCCGGCTGGGCCACCTGTCCGTGCTCTGGCCGCTGGCCGTGTTGCAGAACATGGTGCGCCGCCCGCCCTTTGTGGTGGAGATGCGGAACATCCCCTTCGAGCAACAGCGCCAGGTGTTGTTCTACGTGGTGGACAGGCTGCCGCGCTTTGCTGCGGGCAAGCTGGACGCCACGGGCAACGGGGCCTACCTCGCCGAAGTGGCCGCGCAGCGCTACGGCCATAACCGCATCGAACAGGTGAAGTTCAGCGAGGGCTGGTACCGCGACAACATGCCCCCGTGGAAGGCCGCGTTCGAGGACTCGACCATCCTGATCCCCCGTGACGCGGACGTGATCTCGGACCACCGGGCCGTCAAGCTGGTGCATGGCATCGCCCAACTGCCCAAAGGGGATTCCGGCGGCAAGGCGAAGCGCCACGGCGACAGCGCCATTGCCAACGTGCTGGCCAACGCCGCCAGCCGGGCCGAAGTCATGGAATACGCCTACGAACCCGCACAACCCACGGGGGCTGGCCCCCGATACGACGACGATCCGGACGATGCACGGGATGCACCCCGCGCGCGCTTCGGCAAGGGGGCATACTGATGCTGTACGATCACCTGGGCAGGGCCGTGGACACGGGTCGACTGCGCGACGAGGAAGCAGGGCCGACCCTGACCGGCGTGCGGCAAATCATCTCCGGCCATCCGGCCCAGGGCATGACCCCGGAACGGCTGGCCGCCATCCTGCGCGACGCGGAAAACGGCGACCCGCTGCAATACCTGGAACTGGCCGAGGAGATGGAAGAGAAGGACATGCACTACCGGTCGGTGCTGGGCACCCGCCGGTTGCAGGTTTCCGGGCTGCCCATCACCGTGGTGGCCGCCAGCGACGACAAGGCCGACGTGGCCGCCGCAGACCTGGTGCGCGAATGGCTGGAATGGGACGAGGCGCAGTTTGCCCTGTTCGACGTGCTGGACGGCATCGGCAAGGGCTTCAGTTGCACCGAGATCGTGTGGGAAACCAGCGGCAGGCACTGGATGCCCAAGGCGCTGATATGGCGCGACCCGCGCTGGTTCCGCTTCGACCCTACCGACGGCCTCACGCTGCGCCTGCTGGACGCTGGGGGGCAATTACTGCCTCTGACTCCATTCAAGTTCATTACCCACATACACAAGACCAAAAGCGGCCTGCCCATCCGTGGCGGGCTGGCCTATGCCATCTCTTGGGGATGGCTGTTCAAGAACTTCGACATCAAGTCGTGGGTGCAGTTCGCCGAGGTGTTCGGGCATCCGCTGCGGGTGGGCAAGTACGACGGGTCCGCAAGCGAATCGGACAAGGCGGCTCTGCTGCGCGCCGTGCGCAACATCGCGCGCGACGCGGCGGCCATCATCCCGGCCTCGATGCAGATAGACTTCATCGAAGCCAAGATGTCCGGCAACATCGACCTGTTCGAAAAGCTGGCCGCGTTTCTGGACCGTCAGGTTTCCAAGGCGGTGCTGGGCCAGACCGGCACCACGGACACCGGCCAGCACGTGGGCACGGCCAACGCCCACGAGCGGGTGCGCGAGGACATCGAACAGAGCGACGCGGCCCAACTGGCCGCCACGCTCAACCGCGACCTGGTGCGCCCGCTCGTGGACCTGAACCTGGGGCCGCGCCTGCGGTACCCGCGCCTGCGCATTGCACGGCCGGATGCCGAAGACACGGCCGCGCTGGTGGGGGCGCTGAAGGAACTGGTGCCCTTGGGCCTGCGCGTGGAGGCCAGCGTGATCCGCGACAAGTTCGGCCTGCCCGAACCCGCCGAAGGTGCCGAGGTGCTGATGCCCCAAACCACCGCGCAGCCCACTCCGGAACAGGATGCGGCCCCGCAACGGGCAGCGCACGCGGCACGGCCAGGCGCGGACAACGAAGATGCGGACGCGCTGGACATGCTGGCCGACGAGGCCCTGGCCGACTGGCAACCGCTGGTGGCGGGCATGGTGGACCCGATCCGGCAACTGCTGGACGAGTGCGCAACGCATGATGAGTTCTTGCGCCGCCTGCCCGAAGTCGTCACGGCGCAGGACACTGCCGCCCTGACCGAGGCGTTGGCCCGGGCGCTGTTTGTTGCCAAGCTGGCAGGGCTTGCCGGCGCACCCGTCCAGGGCATCGGCGGTGACGGGGATGCGGGGGGCCGCAATGCTTGAGATGCGCCCGCTGCCGCCCGAGGAGGCCGTGGCCTACATCAAGGCCAAGGGCTACCATCTGCCCGCCACATGGGCCTGGCAGGACATGTGGCAAGAGGCGCACGCCACGGCCTTTACCGTGGCCAAGTCCGCCGGATTCGACATCCTGGGCGACGTGCATGCGCAGGTGCTGAAGTCTTTGGAGCAGGGCCAGACCTTTCGTGACTTCCAGCGCGAGCTGACTCCCCTTTTGCAAGCCAAGGGCTGGTGGGGCCGCAAGGAACTGCCGGACCCGACAACCGGCGAGGTGCGCAAGGTACAGCTGGGCAGCCCGCGCAGGTTGCGGACCATCTACGACGTGAACCTGCGCACGGCCCATGCGTCCGGCGCGTGGGCGCGTGTGCAGCGCACCAAGGACCGCCGCCCGTTCCTGCGGTACGTGTCCATCCTGGGGCGGCGTACCCGACCGGTTCACCGGGGGTGGCATGGTGTGGTGCTACCGGCAGATGACCCATGGTGGGATACGCATTACCCGCCCAACGGCTGGCGGTGCCAATGCACTGCCCAACAGCTGGGGCAGCGGGACATGGACCGTTACGGCTACACGGTAAGCGAAGCACCGCCCAGCCCCATGCTGCCCTGGGAGAACCCGCGCACGGGTGAGCGGGTGATGGTGCCCAAGGGCATCGACCCCGGATGGGCCTACAACCCCGGCAAGGCCGCGCTGGAACAGCATGCGGCGCGAACCCTGATGGACAAGCTGGTTCCGCTGCCGCCGACCGTCGCGGCGCGGGCCATGGCGGAATCCGCAAGGTTTGTGCTGCCCGCGCTGGAAAAGGACTACGCGGCATGGATTGGCGATGTGGGCAAGCGGGCGGGTAGCGGCGCATTCAGGGCCACTGGCGAGCGCCGGGTGGTCGGGGCGCTCTCGCCGGGTGTCCTGTCGTTCTTTCAGGGGCGCGAGATCACGCCCGCGTCGGGCGCCATAACCATTGCAGACGGCGACGTGCTGCACATGCAGCGCAGCGCCAAGGGCAGCAAGCTGCCTGCCGCCACGCTGACCAACCTGCCCGGTCTGCTCGCAAAGCCGCAGGCCGTGCTGTGGGACAGGCAGGACCCAGGACTGGTCTACGTGTGGAGCGCGGGCGATGCCGCAGAGAAGATCATCGTGAAGGTGAACTACGCCACGCGGGTAGCCCGGCAGAAGGTGACGACCAACAGCGTGCGCAGCGGACGCACGACGAGCACCGCCGAGCTGCGCAACAGGGGCCGTTATGACCTGGTGGAAGGGGATGTGTGATGGTGCAGGCCGCGCCGACGGGGGAACGCCACCCCCCTTTCGCGTCTCCGCTGCCTGGGCGGAGTATGGCGGGCCGAAGCGATTTCGCGGCCAGCGCCGGGCGCGGTACCTGTATGGACTACATACGGCGGCTCGAAACCCTGCGCAAGAGCGCATCGCGCGAAAACGGCCCCTGCGCCCCTGATTTTTTTGATGTGACCGCTTATCCGCCCCGACAGGGTATCGCGCCGCACAGGGCGTTCATGAACGTTCGTGAACGCACCTCCGTGTGACCATCCCTGCGCGACGGCCAACCCCTTCCCGCGTAGTTTCCCCCACCGCATGTTGTGACGGGCGTTAAAAGACGCCGCGACGCCATGCGCCCTAGAAGGGGCGCATGGACACCACACACGACAACCCCCAGATTCAGGCATGCCATGCCGTGGCCTTGGACCACGCGGCTGGCGGCGGCACGGCCACTCCCCCGGAGTGGGTGCAGCTGATCCCGGCTGGCGAGTTCCGTGGCCGTGACGGCCGTGGCCCGTACCGCAATGACAACCCCGAAGGCATCGTCCGGGCCACCATGGCCTACCAGGCCGGTGCCGACATCCCCATCGACTACGACCACCAGTCCATCCATTCCGCAGGGAACGGCCAGCCCGCCATTGCCGCCGCCTGGATCAGCCAGTTGGAAGCGCGCAACGGCGAGGTCTGGGGCCGCGTGACATGGACCGACAGGGGTGCCGCGCACGTGGCCAAGCGTGAGTATCGGTACCTTTCGCCGGTGTTCCTGCATGGAGCGAAGGACGGGCGCGTCAGCCGCCTCGAAACAGTGGCGCTGACCAACCAGCCCAACCTGCTGCTTACCGCCATCGCCTCCCGCCGCATCGGCGAAGAGGCCCAACCCCCGACCAGAGGAGAAGACATGGACCTCAAGAAAACGCTTTCCGGCATTCTCGGACTGTCCCCGGACAGCACCGACGATACCGTGGCGGCCAAGGTGCAGGGCCTCGTCACCGCAGCGCACAGCGCCAACGCGGGGCTGGTTGCCATCGCCAAGGCCGTCGAAGCGCCGGACGATGCCGCACCCGGCGTCATCGCCGACCAGGTGCGCGCCGTGGCCAGCCGGGCGGCCACCCCCGACCCGGCCAAGTTCGTCCCCATAGCCATGTACCAGGAGACGGCCAGCAACCTGTCCGCCCTGCGCAACGAGGTTGCCGCCACCAAGGCCAAGGACCTGGTGGACCAGGCCAAGGCGGCCCACAAGGTCACCCCGGCCATGGAGGGCTGGGCTTCCGACTACGCCACCAAGGACCCCGAAGGGTTCAAGGCGTGGATGTCCGCCTCCGTTCCCGTGGTGACGCCCGGGCCCGACGCTGCCGCCGGTGGTCCGCCCCATGGCGGCGGGAAGCTGACCGACACGGACCGCGCGATCTGCTCGCAGCTGGGCCTCTCGGAAGAGGAATACGCCAAGAACATCGGCAAGGAGGGTGCGTAAATGGCAGCCCTGACCAAGGACAGAGACACCCCGCGTCGCGATGACTCGCGCTACGGCTATCCGGTGGCCGCATCCACCAGGCTGTACGTGGGCGGTCTGGTAGCCCTGAATGCCAGCGGCTTCGCGGTGCCCGCGTCTGCCGTGGCCACGCTGACCGTGATGGGCGTGTCTGTCGCCCCGGCCGACAACAGCACCGGCGCGGCGGGCGACATCAACGTGCTTACCGAAACGCGCGGCGCGTTCAAGCTGGCCAACGACGGCAGCATCACCCGCGCCCATGTGGGCAAGACGGCCTACGCCGTGGATGACCAGACCGTGGCGGCCACCGACGGCAGCGGGACGCGCCCCGTAGCCGGGATCATCAAGGACCTGGACGCCTCGGGCGTGTGGGTCGGGTTCTAGGAGATACCATGCATATCAACGCACAGAGCCTTCAGGCGGCCTTCACCGGCTTCAAGCTGATCTACCAGCAGGCGTTCGCGGGCGTGACGCCCGATCACGAACGCATCGCCATGGTCGTGAACAGCTCGACGAAGCAGGAAACCTATCCCTTCCTGGGCAAGACCACCGGCTTCCGCGAGTGGGTCGGCGACCGCGTGGTCCAGAACCTGAAGAGCCACGACTTCACCATCAAGAACAAGTCGTTCGAGAATACGGTGGGCGTGGACCGCGACGACTTCGAAGACGACACCCTGGGCATCTACTCGCCCATCTTCGCCCAGCTCGGCCAGGACGCCGCGGAACACCCCTCGCAGCTGGTCTACGGGCTGCTGGCGTCCGGGTTCACTGGTCGTTGCTACGACGGCCAGTACTTCTTCGACATCGACCACCCGGTGCTGGACGAAAGCGGCAACGAGATCAGCGTCAGCAACTTCGGCGGCGGCACCGGAACCGCGTGGTACCTGCTGGATGTTACCCGTGCCATCAAGCCGCTGATCTTCCAGAAGCGGCGCGATTACACCCTCGTGCGCATGGACCAGCCCACCGACGAGGCCGTGTTTACCCGCAAGGAATACCGCTACGGCGTCGATGCCCGCGTGAACGCCGGGTTCGGCCTGTGGCAGCTGGCCTACGCCAGCAAGCAGGAACTGACCACCGCCAACTATGCTGCCGCGCGCGAGGCCATGCAGGGCATGAAGGGCGACAAGGGCAGGCCGCTGGGCGTGAAGGCATCGTTGCTTGTGGTGCCCGCCACGCTGGAACAGCAGGCCCTGGAAGTGGTCAAGCGCGAACGCGACGCCAGCGGCGCCACCAACGTCTACCAGAACTCGGCGGACATCCTCGTTTCGCCGTGGCTGTAGGGGGTGCCGCATGCCGACCATGATCCGCATCACCTCGAAGCGTGACGGGTTCCGCCGGGCTGGCATGGCCCACAGCGGCACCCGCGATTACCCCGCCGGGACGTTTACCGACGAGCAACTGGAGGCCCTGACCGGCGAATCCATGCTGGTGGTGGACGAGGTGGACGTTCCCGACCTGTCCGACGGTGACGATGACGGCACCGGTGCCAAGCCCGCCAGCCCTGCCAAAGCCGCCAAGGGTGGCAAGCCCGCAGGGGGCGGCAAGAGCGAACAGGCCAAGGGGAATGGGGGCAAGGACGAAGGCAAGGAAGAGGACAAGCCCGACACCGGGACCAACGACAAGGCCGAAGCCGCCACCGGCTCTGGCGACGCCGCCCCCCAGAACACCGGCAACGCCCCCGCCAGCGGCGGCCAGTAAGGAGAGCGGGCGATGTACGCGACCATCGGCGACATGGAGGCACGGTTCGGCCAGCAGGAACTGGTGGAACTGACCGACACGGAACTGACAGGGGCCGTTGTCGAGGCCGTGGTGGAAACCGCCCTGGGCGACGCCACGGAGCTGATCAACGGCTACGTGGCCCCGCGCTACCGGGTGCCGCTGCTGCCCGTGCCCGACATGGTCCGCCGCTGGTGCTGCGACATCGCCCGCTTCTACCTGCACAAGGCGGGCGTGCCCGATGTGGTGAAGACCGGGCACGAGTCCGCCTTGCAGGGCCTGCGCGATGTGTCGCGAGGCGTTGTGCAGTTACAGGCCACTGGCGTGGAAACGCCCGGCGCATCCGGTGAAACGGTGCTGGCCGTGGGCGGGCGCGTGTTCACCGACGGCAGCATGCGGGGGTTCTGATGGCTGGCGGCATGACCTTCACCGTCCGGACCGGCGGGCTGGACGCCATCGAAAGCGCCCTGACAAGGCTGGCCGCCCGTGCGGACAACCTGCTGCCCGCCATGGACGAGATCGGGTCGCAGATGTTGCAGCGCACGCAGCGTCGGTTTGAGGAGCAGCAGGGGCCGGACGGGGCCGACTGGCCCGCACTGTCGCCGGTGACGGTCAAGCGGCGCGGCGATGCCGAACCCATTCTGCGCATCTCGGGCGACCTGTACCGCAGCGTCTCCTACCGGCCCAGCCGCGATCATGTGGAGTTGGGCACCAACTGGCCCTATGCGCGCGCCATGCAGCTGGGGATATTGCGCGGCGCTTCGGGTCGCACCCGGCGCGGCGGCCCCATTCCGTGGGGCACCATTCCACCCCGCCCGTTCCTGGGCATCTCCGACGACGATGGCGCCGACGTGCTCGACATCATCCAACACTACCTGGAAGGGGCCTAACCATGATCTCCGCCATCGAAAACGCCATCATCGCCCGCATCTCCTCTGCCCCCCGCGATGTGCTGGGCTACGGGCTGCGGCGCGTGGACAGCTACGGCGGCCAACTGGAGGACGAGGACGAGTTGGCCAAGATCGCCAACGTCCTGCCCTGCGCCCTGGTGACCTGTACGGGGGTGGGACGCGCCGACAACAACGGCAGCCACTATGCCGAGCGGGGCACCTTTGCCGTGCTGTGTGTTGCCCGGTCGCTGCGCAACGAGCAGGCCACCCGCCACGGCGGCAAGCCCGGCGAGGTGGGCACCCACCAGATGCGCGACGACGTGCTGGCACTGCTGTGCGGCCAGACGCTGGGCCTTGGCGAGCACATTTCCCCGCTGGTGCCGCACGGTACCCGCATCCTGTTCAACGGCAAGCTGCGCAAGCAAGCCATTTCCGTCGTGGCCGTGGAGTTCGCCACCAGTTGGAACCACCCGGCCCCGGCGGACGCGCCCCAGGCCGCACTGCCCGAAGACCTGCAAGGGGCCACGTCTCCCGCCGAGGCGGTGGCCAAGGCCGCAGGCATTACCGACTTCACGCTCTATGCCGGGGATTGGGGCGCGCCCGTGCCCCTCTTCGACGGCCAACCGCTCCGCGATGTCGTGGAGTTCCACCAGGAGTAACCCACACATGTCCGCACAGACCGCCAAGAACCGCGCTTCCAAAGTCCCCGCCCCCACGTTTGTCATCCGGCCCGCGCGGCCCGACGACATGGTGCGCGACCCCGAGACCCGCAAGCCCCTGGCTGAGGGTGGCGAATCCAAACCCCGCAACAGCCATTGGCTGCGCCGCCTGGCTGCCGGGGATGTCGTGGAGGTGACCGAAAGCGACACCGCACCGGCCAGCAAGCCGGGCAAGAAGGAGTAACCCATGACCATCAGCTTCTCGCAGATTCCGGTGAGCATCCGCACGCCGGGCCAGTACGCGGAGTTCGACAACTCGCTGGCCAACAAGGGCCTGGTGCGCGACATCACCCGCGTGCTGCTGCTGGGCCAGCGGCTGGGCGGATCGGCTGCCCCCCTCGAACCCGTGCGGGTGCTGTCCGGCGACCATGCCGTGGCGCTGTTCGGTCGCGGCAGCATGCTGGCGGCCATGGCCTACGCCTTCAAGGACGCCAACGAGGATTCCGACCTGTGGGCCGTGCCCGTGGCCGACAACGCCGCCGGGCAGGCCGCCACCGGCACCGTGACCATTGCCGGTGCCGCCACGGCAGCTGGCACGCTGGTGCTCTACGTGGGCGGGGTGAAGGTGCAGGCCGCCGTGGGCGTGGGCGCTCTGGCCTCCGCCGTGGCCGCCGACCTCGCCGACGCGGTGGGCGAGATGCCCGACCTGCCGGTGACCGCGTCCGCCACCGGGGCCGTGGTCACGCTGACCGCCCGGCACAAGGGCGAGACCATGAACGCGCTGGACCTGCGCACCACCTATTGGCAGGGCGATGCCGTGCCCGCCGGGCTGACCGTGACCATTGCCGCCATGTCGGGCGGTACCGGCAACCCCGACGTGACCACCGCCCTCGCCGCCCTGGGCGACGTGCAGTACCACCACGTGATCACCCCGTGGACGGACACCGCAAACCTTGCCGCCCTGGAAGCGGAACTGGAGGACCGCTGGTCCGCCATCCGCCAGATAGAAGGGCAGGCGTGGGCGTCCGTTTCGGGCACGCACGCGGCGCTGGCCACCATAGGCAGCGCCCGCAATTCCGAAGTCATCTCCATCATGGGCGCGCAGCGCAGCCCCACGCCGCCGTGGGTGTGGGCCGCAGTGTACGGAGCCGTGGCTGCCTACAACTTGTCCATCGACCCCGCCCGTCCGCTGCAAACCCTGGAGCTGCCCGGCATTCTCGCCCCTGCGGAGCCGGACCGGTTCACCCGGGCCGAGCGCAACCTGCTGCTGTACGACGGCGTCAGCACCTTTCTGGTGGCCGTGGACGGCACCGTGTCCATCGAACGGGCCATCACCACCTACCAGGTGAACGCCTACAACCTGCCGGACCCCAGCTACCTGGACGTGGAAACGCTGGCCACCCTGTCTGTTCTGCGCAGCACGCTGCGCGCCCGCATCAGCCAGAAGTTTCCCCGGCACAAGCTGGCCGACGACGGCACCCGGTTCGGCGCCGGGCAGGCCATCGTCACGCCCAGCATCATCCGGGCCGAACTCATCGCCCTGGCCCGCGCCTGGGAAGAGCGCGGCTGGGTGGAAAACCTGAATGCGTTCAAGGACCAGCTGGTGGTGGAACGCAACGCCGACGATCCCACCCGCGTGGACGTCGTGCTGCCGCCCGACCTGGTCAACCAGCTGCGCGTGTTCGCCGCGCTGGTCCAGTTCCGCGTCTAACCCCACGCCCGCAACACGAAGGAGAACGACATGGGCCAATATCTCGGAAGGGCGGTCATCGCCTTCGACGGCAAGACGCTGGACACCCAGCGTTCGGCAAAACTCAACCTGGGCGGGATGGCCCGCAAGCCTGTCCCTGGCACCAACAGCGTGGGCTTTGCCGAAGAACTGGTGCCCGGCACCGTCGAATGCGAGGTGAACGTGGCCAAGGACACTCCGGTGGAGGACATCCGCAACATCACCAACGCCACGGTCACCTTCCGGGGCGACATCGGCCGCACCTGGGTGATCCGCGAGGCGTTCGTGGAGGACGTGCTGGAAATGTCGGAGGGCGAAGGCGGCAAGATGAAGGTCAAACTCACCGGCAACCCCGCCGAAGAAGCATAGGAAAACACCATGACGGCAACCACCCAGCCGCGCGAACCCAAGGTTATCAGGCTGTCCCGCCCGCTTTTTGTGGGCGAGGCGAAGTACGAACAGCTGTCCATGCGCGAACCCTACGTGAAGGACCAACTGGCCGTGGACGAACCCGGCCAGACCCAGGCGGAAATGGAAGTGCGGCTCATCGGGCGGCTGTGCGACCTGAACACGGAAGTCCTGCGCGAACTGCCTGTGTGCGACTACGTGCAATTGCAGCGGGCGCTGATGGGTTTCATCTCGCCCCAGGCGGCCGCATCCGCCGCGCCGCGCTCGAACTCGGACACGTCGCCGGATGGGGCAGGCACGAAATAGAGGACATGCGGGTGTCCGAGTTCCTTGCATACCACGCCGAGGCGCTGCGCCTGGCGCGGGACATCTCTGGAGAAGGATAGGAGGCTGACGTGCTGGGTTCCGGCCAGATGGCGCTCAACATAATGATCGGGGCCGCTCTTTCGGGCGGCTTCCGGTCTTCCTTCAGCGGGGCCCGGTCGGAAATGACCAGCCTGGCCGATGGTTCGACGCGCCTCGGCGCTGCGCTGGATGTTGCCGACCGCAAGATGCACGGCATGAGCGGCAGCGCCAATGACCTTCAGGGCAGCCTTGCCCAGATGGGCCAGGCGGTGGCCTCGCTGATGGTGATCCGCAGCGCGGTGAACATGGCGGGCGACCTGGAACACCGGCTGGCCGCCACAGGCATAACGGCAGACCTGACCGCAGCGGAGGTGCGCGAACTGCGCAACCGGCTGCGCGAGCTGGCCGTGCCGGAGTCCACCAACCAGTCGGTGGACCAGTTGGAACGCGGGTTCAACAAGCTGGTCAGCGCGGGCATGGAATCGGACAAGGCGCAGACGGCGTTGTATTCCATAGGCCGGACGGCCACGGCGACTGGGGCAGAGATTGAAGACCTGTCAGCAACGGCGTTTGTCTTGGTGGAAACATTGGGGGTTGCCCCAGGAGCATTGACGGCGGAGCTGGACCGCCTGGCCTACGCGGGTGGGCGTGGCGCATTTGAACTGAAGAACATGGCCCGGTATTTTCCCATGCTTGGCGCGGGGGCCAAGGCCCTGAAGATGGAAGGGAGCGAGGCCGTGGGCACGTTGGGGGCCGCCCTTCAGATTGCCATGGAGGGGACGGCGGACCCCGGCGAGGCAGCCAACAACATGGCCAACTTCATGAAGTCGTTGACCTCTCCGGAGACGCTGAAGAACGCCAAGCAGGCCGGTATCAACATCAAGAAGATCATCCGCAAGGCATGGGCGGACGGCGAAAACCCGCTGCTGGCCGTGCTGGACGCGGTAAAGGCCAAGACCGACGGCGACCCGTTCAAGATCGGTCAGATATTCCGCGACACGCAGGTCCAGAACTTCCTCAAACCGGTGCTGAACAACTTCGAAGGACTGAAGTCGCTCAAGCGCTCCATCATGGCGGATAGTAGCGGGACCGTGGACCATCAATTCGCCACCATGATGGCCCAGTTCAATGAAAAGAAAAAAGGACTGGACAACGCCTTGGCCAAGCTGGGGGATTCGGTAGGTGTGGCCTTTCTCCCCCCGTTGGGGGCGGTTGTGACTATGCTGACCCCGCTAGTAGGTCTGCTTGCCGACGCTGCGGAAGAGTCGCCCACGTTCACCTTCACCCTGCTGGCCATGGGCGCGGCGCTGACCGTGCTGCCGCCCGCCATTGCCCTGCTCGGCATGGCCTGGCGGTCCATGTCCACGTCCATTGTGGCCACGCCGATAGGCGCTGCCATCGTCCTGATCGGGCTGGGTGCAGCCTACCTCATCGACCACTGGACCCCGGTGCAGGAGTTCTTCAAGGGCATGTGGGAACCCGTGAAGCCGTATTGGGACGCCTTCGTCGGATGGGTCGGCGGCGTGTGGGAAAAGCTGCGGCCCATGTTCGAGACGGTGGGCAAGTGGATGGGCATCGGCGCGTCCGCCACCGCAGGCCCGTCCACCACATCGAATGCTGAATCCAGCGCCCAGGGCGCAGGGGCACCCGGAACCGCCGGGGGCACGGCTGCCGCCCCAGGTAGCGCGGCTGGTGCGGGAAAGCCCGGCGCGCCACTGCCGCGCATGGGCGCAGGGGCCGCTGCGGCAGAGGAGCGCGGCGCGGCCACGGCAGCGCGGGCCGCCCAGCAGGGCGACGCCCAAGGCAAGGGTGTGCTGCGCCATGTCATCGACCTGACCGTGCGCGGATTGCCTGCCGGGTCCAGCGTGGTGGCCCGATCCGACAGCCCCGGCGTCACCATCAATGCCCGCACCGGCCCGATGATGGCCGGGGCGAACTAAGCAGGGGGCAGCCATGGCGACGGAAAGCACCTGGCGCAAGGACATGCGCCCGGCATCGTTCCGGGGCGTGAAGTTCGAGGTGGCCAACCGCGACTACGCGGGAGGCCGCAGGCTGGCCACGCACGAGTATCCCAAGCGCGACGAACCCACCAACGAGGACATGGGCCGCAAGGCCCGGCAGCTGTCGGTGGAGGCGTTCCAGTTCGGCCGGGAGTACCTGGGGCCGCGCAACAGCCTGCTGGAGGCCTTGGAAAAGGACGGCCCCGGCGAGTACGTGGACCCGTGGGGCCTTTCGCACACCGTGCGGGTGCGCCAGTTCTCCGCATCCGAGCGGCTGGACATGGGCGGCTATGTCGCGTGGCGGCTGGATTTTGTGGAAGACACCGAGGGCGGCGGGCACACCACCCGCACCGACACGGCGGCGCTGGCATCGGGCGCAGCCGATGATGCCGAAGACGCCTACGTGGATGACTTTGCCGACCGGTTCGGCGTCATCGGGCCGGACCTTGTGCGGTCCGAGGCGCTGGAACAGGCAGAAGGCTGGATGGACCGCGCCGGTTCCGTCTCGTGGGGCACGCCTGCGGCCGCCCGGTCGTTGCTGAACCTGCGTCGCCAGTCCACCTCGCTGATGGACAAGCCCGGATCACTGGCCGACGGCATCCGTTCGACCATCAGCAGCCTGGTGGGGGGAGTTTCCACCGGCGGCAGCGGCGGCAACAGCCGCTACACGGCAGCGCGCGAGCTGGCGACCATGGCCCCTGAACGCCCGCTGGTCACCTCCTCGTCCTCGCAGGCGACCGCGAACCAGGCGGCGCTGTCCGACCTGACGTCCGGGCTGGCCGTGGTTCAGGCCGCACGCGCCACCACCGACATGGATTTCGAGGTGTACGAGGATGCCGTTGCCGTACGCCAGCAGGTGGCCGCCGACCTGGACGAGGCCATGGCCACGGCGTCGGACCCCCTGTACGAGGCGCTGCACGCCCTGCGTACCGCCGTGGTGCGTGACATCGCCGTGCGCGGCGCGGACCTGGCCCGACTGGATGATCTGACGCCCGGCGCGACGCTGCCCGCCCTGGTGGTGGCCTATGCCTATTACGGCAACGCCGCGCGCGAAACGGACGTGCTGTCCCGCAACCCCGTCATCCGGCACCCCGGCTTCGTGCCTGGCGGCAACACCCTGAAGGTGGTCCGCGATGAGTAGCAATGTGGTGACCCTGCATACGGGCGGCCAGATTCACGAGGGGTGGACGGATGTTTCCATCACCCTCGCCCTGGACAGGCTGTCCGGTGATTTCGACGTGCGGCTGACCGACGAGTGGGTCAGCGGGGGCAGCCGGGTGCGCCTGGGCGTGGCCGAAGGGGCGCCGTGCGCCGTGCGCATTGATGGCGAACCCATGGTCACCGGCTACGTGGACGATGTCACCACCGACTATGACGCCACCCGCCGCGAGACGAGCATCACCGGGCGGGACAAGGCGGGCGACCTGGTGGACTGTTCGGCCCCGGTGAAGGACTGGCAGGGGCGCAGCCTGTCCGCCATCGCTGCGGACCTGTGCGCCCCCTTCGGCATAGCTGTGCAGGCTCGCGCGGCTGCGGCCTCCACCGCGTTCCCCCGTTTTTCCACCAACCCCGGGGACACCGTGGCGGCCACCCTGGAACGGCTGCTGCGCCAGCGCGGCCTGATGGCCTGGTCCGACGGGCTGGGGGGGCTGGTCATCGGCGTGGTGAGCGAGGGTAGCCCGGTGGCCACCATCATGCCGGGCGACACGGTGCTGTCCGGTCGTGGCGTGCGGAGCATGGCGGAACGATTTTCGGCCTACACAGCCGTGGCCCATGCCGATGGCGGGGCCGACCCTGACGACGGCGACGATGCGGAAACCATTACCAGCCCCAGCGGCAGCGCAACGGACCCCGGCGTCACCCGGCACCGCCCCCTGGTGCTGGTGGCGGAAACGCAGAGCGGCGGACCTTCGCTGGCCAGCCGCGCCGCGCACGAGGCGAAGACACGCGCCGCGCGGGGCAGGCAGGCCGTCTACACCCTGCCGGGGTGGCGCAATGCGCAGGGCGGGTTGTGGCGACCTGGGCAGACGGTGGAGCTGCGGGACGAACTGGTGGAACTGTCCGGCCTGTGGGTGGTTACCCAGACGCAGTTCCGGCAGTCCTCGCGCGAGGGCACGGTGACGGAGTTGACGGTGATGCGCGCGGCGGCCTTCGCCGTGCTGGCAGAGCCGGAAAAGCCCAAGAAGAAGCGCGGCTGGGACGCGGGAGACGACGACTGATGAACCGCGACGACTTTAATCGGATGTCGGCCCCCCTGATCCAGCGGGTGCGTCTGATGGTGGCCCGCGCCGTGGTCCGCCTGGTGGACTCCTCGCGGCGGGTGCAGGCGGCCCAGGTGGGCCTGCTGAAGGGCGAGGCTCGCGACTCTGTGGAGATGTTCGAGCACTACGGGTTCACCTCGTGCCCGCTGCCGGGCATGGAGGCCGCCGTGATGTTCGTGGGTGGCGACCGGTCTTCAGGCGTCATCGTGGCCGTGGGCGACCGCATGTTCCGCTTGCAGGGCCTGCAACCCGGCGAGGTGGCCCTGTACACCGACGAGGGTGATTCGCTGGTGTTCAAGCGGGGGCGAACTGTCGAACTGACCACCCTGCACGCGCGGATCACCGCCGAAGAGGACGTGGCCGTGGTCACCAAGCGGTACGAGGTGACGGCCACGGAAGGGGTTGCGATCAACTCCCCATCGTATGTCTCGCGGGGGGTGGACGGCGGCACATGCTCGTCGCGCATGGAGGGGGCAGTACACGTCACCGGCGACGTGACCAGCGATGCGGACGTGCAGGCAGGCAGTGTGTCGCTGCGTACCCATGTGCACCCAGAGAACGGTGGAAGCGGCCCGACCGGGTCGCCCGTGGGAGGCTAGATGGCCGAAGACTACACTCTGGAAGCACCCCTGGAGCGCGGGCTGCTGGCCGCTGACGGCGGCCTGCGACGTGCCATCGTGATCAGCCTGTTCACCGACGCGCGAGCCGGGGCCGACGACGAATTGCCCGCCGGTTCGGCGGGGTTGAACGCCAGGCGGGGCTGGTGGGGCGACATCGTATCCCCCGCGCAGGCCCCGACGGGCGCATCGTGGACCACCGGCAGCCGGTTGTGGCTGCTGTCGCGCGAGAAGCAGACGGCGGAAACGGCGCGCCGCGCACGCGGTTACGCGGAGGAAGCCCTGCAATGGCTGGTCTCTGGCGGGTGGGCTACCTCCGTCAGCGTCGATGCCAGTTGGGCTGCGGACGCCACCGGGGTGCTGGTGCTGACCATCTCCATCACCCTGGCTGACGGCACCAGCGTTACCGAAATCTTCAGGAGGCCCCTGTGAGCTTCAACAGGCCGACGCTTGCCGCGCTGGTCGCGCGCATCGAAAGCGACATCGACACCCGCATGGAAGGGGCAGACGCCCGCCTGCCCGCCGCCGACGTGGCCGTGCTGGCGCGGGCCGTGGCCGGAACCCAGCACGGGCTTTACGGCTATCTCGACTATCTGGCCGCGCAGGTGGTGCCCGACACCGCCGACGAGGAACACCTGCTGCGCTGGGCCAACTGGTGGGGCGTGGCGCGCAAGGCGGCTGAAGCCGCCAGCGGGACCGTAACCTTCACCGGTATCTCCGGCACGTCGATACCCGCCGGATCACTGTTGCAGCGCACCGACGGCACGGAGTTCCTGACCATGGCCGACGTGGCCATTGCCGGTGGTAGTGCCGTGGCCCAGGTCGAGGCCGTGGTGGAGGGAACGGTGGGCAATACCGCTGCTGGCCTGGTGTTGCGGCTTGCAACCACCATTTCCGGCGTGCTGTCCGCAGCAACCATCGGGGCTGCCGGGCTGACCGGCGGCACGGAAGAGGAAACGGTGGAGGCCCTGCGGACCAGGTTGAGAGCCTACGTGCAGGAACCGCCGCAGGGTGGCGCCACCAACGATTGGGTGACCTGGGCGTTGCAGGTATCCGGCGTTACCCGGGCTTGGGCCTATCCCCGTTACGTGGGGCGCGGCACGGTGGGGCTGGCGTTCGTGTGCGACAACGCGCCGGACTCCATCATCCCCGGCGTGGCCATGGTGGCCACCGTGCAGGCGTACCTGGAACACCCCGACCGCTGCCCGCCCGGCTGCGAACCGCTGGTGTTCGCCCCCACGCCCGCGCCGCTGGTCTTCCAGCTCGCGGACCTCGCCCCTGCGCAGGCCAGCGTGCGGCTGGCCATCGAAGCGGCGCTGAAGGAACTGGTCCTGCGCGAAGCCGAGCCGGGCGGAACCCTGCTCATCAGCCACGTGCGCGAAGTCATTTCCACGGCAGCCGGGGAGTATGACCACGTGTTGCTGTATCCCACGGCCAACGTGGCGCACGAGGCCGGGGTCATCGCCACCTACGGCGGCACGATCTGGAGCGAAAGCTGATGGCCACCGCCGCCGAATACCTGATCCAGTTGCAGGCGCTGCTGCCGGTGGGCGACGCATGGCCGCGCGAGCCTGACGCCCTGGTAACGCGCACCCTGCGCGGCCTAGCCGAGGACATGGCCCGCGCGGACCGGCGCAGCGTGGATCTGTTCGAGGAAACAGACCCCCGCACTGCGCTGGAACTGCTGGGCGAGTGGGAAACCTTCGCGGGCCTGCCAGATGCCTGCACCCAGAACACGGCCATCTCCCTGGGGGAACGACGGCGCGCCCTGTGGTCAGCCCTGGTGCAGAAGTCCGGCCTGACGCTGTCGTTCTTCCAGCGGCTGGCGACCCGTCTTGGCTACACCGTGACCATCGTGGGGCGGGGGCGTCCGTTTATCTGCGGTCGTTCCCGGTGCGGCCACCAGGTGGGCGGTGGGCATGAGGAACGGCTTGTCTGGCACGTGACCATTCACGGGCCTCGTGTCCAACGTTTCCAGTGCGGCGCATCCAGCGCCGGTGACAGGCTGACGCGCATCGTGCGTGCCACCGACCTGGAATGCCTGCTGCGCCGCTTGAACCCCGCGCACCTGGACCTTGTCATCGCCTACGAGGAGGCATCCATATGAAATACGTTCCCCCCATCGGGGCGACCGACCCGAACGCCCCGTACATCACCGAGAACCTGGCTGCCGGTGTCGAAGGCAGCCCGGTGGCCGCCGAGGCCATCGAACACCCCCAGCGCGAGATACTGGCCGTCATCACCGGCGCTGGGTTGACTCCGAATGAGGAGAGCCTTGAGCAACTGAAGGACGCCATTGAGGTGATGATCGCGGCTATGCCGCTCGACGCCGCGACGGAGACAGTTGCGGGCGTGATGGAGCTGGCCACGCACGCCGAGGTGGATGCGGGCACCGACGATACCCGCGCCGTCACC